GTTACAGGGTATGCTCAATTACGCATAGGAGGTGAAGAACTTTGGGTCATAAGTTTAATGCAAACAGTTGGGCGAAGACAAGGTGTTACATTGTAAACAATGACACCAAAAAGACTTTGACTTTTCAGTTTAATCCGGAGAGTATTCCTTACAGCAGGACAGCAAACTATCAGACGATAGACAGTCCGGGCATGGCTTATCCGCTCACGCAATTTGTGAGTGGAAATGTTCGTGAGTTTTCGTTTGAGGTGTTCTACTATGATAACCCTTATTCGGGCAAAATTCATAAAGCACGAAAGTTTTTGGAAGCACTTTTGCCACCTGAAAAGAATAACAGTTCTTTCAAGAGACCTCCAACATTCAAATTGGCTTATGGGTACTTTGTGAGAACACTGGTACTCATAAGCCTTGAAGTGAATGATGAATGGTTAAACAGTAGTGGTAATCCTCTTATGACACGTTTCACGTTGACAGTAAGGCAGGTGGGGAAGTAAAATGGCAGTGTATGAAAATTCAAGATACTTGCACACTAAAATGAATAATCGTTTAGGGTTTGACGTTCCCACATTTCAAATAAGGGAGCGGTTCACCTTTAATGAACAGAATTGTAGTGTGTATGAGTGGGTTGACGGAGATACTTTAGATGGTGTTGCAGTGAAGCAGTACGGTATTGCAGACTTGCGTTGGGCTATCATGGACGCTAACCCACATTATAAAACAGAGTTTGATATAAAGAATGGAGACCACATTCTGATACCAAACTATGAAGAGGTGGTGGACTTAGTAAATGTCGAATAGTGATGTATTAGCCATAACCTATGACCTGTGGATTGCAGGCACAAAAATGGGGATAGATAAAAAAGAATGTGTTCAGTCAATAGAAATTAAGGAGACTGTTGACGGAAGTGACAGTGCCACAATTTCTATTGCTGACCCTGAATTTCTTTATATTGAGGACAACATCTTTATTGAGAACGCAAGTGTCAAGATAAAGTTGGGTTGGGCGGGTGTAACCTATCGTGTCACATTCAGCGGCTATATCAGCGCTATTGACATTGATTTTGCAAGTGACGGTATTCCTAAGCTGACAGTGACCTGTATGGATAACACCCACATAATGAACCGCAAGAAAAAGGATAACACCTTTAAAGACTGTACAAGTGCAGACGTGGTGAAGAAAATAGTAAAACAGTATGGCTTTACTCCTGTTGTTGACAGCAGTTATTCTTTCACGAAGCAGGAGACCATAACACAGTCACACCAGACGGACATTGATTTTATCACGAACCTTGCGGGGCAAGAAGTATATCCGTTTACAGCGAGACTTGTGGGGAATAAGTTCTACTATGTGAAGAAAGGCAAACTTGAAACTCCTAAAATGTCTTTAACATATAAGGCTTACCCTCACACAATTATAAGTTTTAGTCCGAAAATCAATAAGGAGAGCAAGCAGATGGAGATTTCAAGTTCTGCTGTTACTACAAGTAACAAGTCTGTTTCTACTACGAAAGGTACTACAGGTTCTTCCGCAGGCAGTGAAAGTGCTTCTTCTAACAGTGCAAGTGCTACCTCAAATGGAAGTTCTTCAAGTAAAAAAGCAAGTGGTGGTTACACCTATAATCCTAAGACTAAAACATGGACGAAGAATTAAAGAGGTGAGAGTGTGGCATATACGTATAATCCAAAGACAGGCAAGTGGACTAAGAGCAGTAATAGCAACAGTTCTACCACGAAGAACAGTTCGTCAGGAAGTGCCACCTCTTCCAGCGGTTCTTCAAGTGGTAGCACTTCGGGTAATAGTAACCTCACAGCGTCAAATTCTGACAGCAACAGCAGTGCAGGTTCTACTGAAAAGAAGTATAACTACATAGAGATAAACACTCTTTCAGGCACACTGAACTATATCGTGAATGAGGAAACCATAAAACTTAAAGCAGGAGATACTGTAAAATTAAATGGACTTGGAAAGTATTTAAGTGGCAAATATTATGTGCAAGACGTAACAAGACAGATAAGCAGTAATGGTTATTCTCATAGTGCTACAGCTATAAGGACAGATTTTGGTGATACACTAAAGACCAAGACTACGACAACGGCAAAGAAGACTGCTGTAAAAACCAAAAAGGCAACGAAGAAAGCTACTACCACAAAGACAAAGACCTCTACAAAGAGGACGTATACTGTAAAGAAAGGCGACTGTCTGTGGAATATAGCAAAGAAGTTTTATGGAAAGGGAAGTGCCTACACCAAAATATATGACGCAAACACAAATAAGATTGCAAACCCGAATTTAATATATCCGGGTCAGGTCTTTGTAATACCATAGGGAGGTAGAAGCAATGGCAGAAACAAAATATTATGGCATTTATCAAGGTATTGTAACTAATGTAAAAGACCCTGAAAAACGTGGTAGAATTAAAGTAAAGTGTCCTGACGTTTTAGATGGAACAGTAGAAAGTGCATGGTGTGACCCATGTGTTCCAGTGTGCTTTGATAACGGTGGCGACTTTTTCATTCCACCAAAGAATGAAGCTGTGTGGCTTATGTTTATAGCAGGAGACCCTAATAAGCCTGTATACATGGGTGGTTGGTGGCAGAAGAATCAGTCGCTGTTAGGCACTAACTACACAAATGTAAACGAAGTCAGAATCATAAATTTTGAGGACGTTACACTCACTTTCAAAGAGGGAGTGTTAAACATAAATGTCGGTGAAGGAGTGTGTGACCTTGAGATAAAGCACAACAAAGTCACTGTCAAGGGCAACTTAGTAGTTGAGGGTAATGTGTCAGCTTACACTGTAAATGCAGGAGACGTAAATGCCAATGTTAATGAGAAAGGTGGCGGCGGTATTGTTCATGCAGATACAAGAGTTGACGCACCTAATGTATAAGGAGGTGTAGAAAATGGCGCAGAGTGGTTTTACGGGTGTCAGCTATCCATTCCGAGTGTCAAACAGAGGTGGTTGTGTAACATCAACCACAAGTGCCACAGACCCGACACATATTACGGAGAGTATTCAGCAGATTTTTGGCACGAATTATTTAGAGAGACCAATGGAGGGCGATACTGTTTACTCCGGTGTTTCAGGTCTTATCTTTGAACCAAATAACGAAGCCTTACAAGCAGTTCTAAAGTCACAGATGGTCGAAGACCTTGAGCGGCTTGAAGAAAGAATTGAGTGTGAGGAAGATGACATTGAATTTGAAGTAGAAGTCGGAGAAGATGATGTAGAGGTGTTATATGCCTATATAACCTATAAGATTATAAAATATAATACTTCTTACACTAGCAAAATAAAGGTAGGTGAAATAAGTAATGAGTAGGAAACCAACACCAAACATTGACTACACGAGCAGAGATTACAAGGCATTTAAGGAGTTACTTATTACTAAGTTGCAGGAGAAAATGCCTGAATATACTGACACGTCAGAGACGGATGCAGGTATAGTGATTCTTGAAGCACTTGCAAATGGTCTTGACGTGTTATCACTGTATGCAGACATTACGGCAAATGACGTTCTGTTACCAACTACGCAGGACAGGAGACTTGCCACTCTTCTTGCGTCATGTTTAGGGTACACACCTTACAATCAGACAGCGAGTGAATATCAGCAGGTGTTTGTTCTTGATGAAGAACAGGACACTGACTTTGTTGTTTCTTCTGGCACAATCGTTAAGACGGAAGAGAGTGCTGACCTTGCAGAGATTTTGTACGAGACTATGGACGACCTTGTTATTCCTGCGGGAAAACTGGGTAATGAGCAAGACAGTAATGGTAAATACCTTTACACCGTAAAGATACAGCAGGGTACAACAGTGAGCCAAGACATTGTAGGGTCTTCCTCTGGTGCGCCCTTGCAGTCTTTTAGTCTTTCTTATGCGGAAGTCCTTGTTGATAGCCTGAAAGTGTATGTTGACGAGGGAACAGGTTCTGAACTGTGGGAGAGAGTTACAGACTTTCTTGACAGTGACGAAAACAGTAAGGTATACACTGTCATGGTTGATGAATTTGACGTGTGTACAATCACCTTTGGAAACGGCGTTAAAGGAAAGATACCAGTTGCTTTTGTAAACGGCATTGTTGCTGATTACAGAATTGGTGGCGGTGAAGCA